TCCTGCACGGGCAGATAATGTCTCTTTGTTAGAGACGTTTGCTGCAGGACTTTGTTTTTCTGTGACTTCCGCACGGGCATGCGGAACAGGAGCATACAGCCGAACTGCGCATAATGTATAACTGGTAACTAAGGCATTTTGCACGGTATAGTTCTCAGTCCCCGGAGTCGTCGCTAGTGAGAGACACTCTACTCAGCTGATTCTTCTGCGACGTGATCGTCGTCGCGAAACTCTTCGACAGAGACTCCGTGTTGCTTTAGCAGGCGAATTGCTCGGCTCTTCGCCGCGCCGATCTGCCGCTTTAGCTTTGTTATGTCTTCCTCCGTGTACTTCGCTGGCTCTAGGAATCCTTCCTCGTCGAGAATCTGCAGCGCCTCGCTGATCTGCTCGATGGTGTACGGAGGATTCGCCTGCCTCCCCCACTTGCGACGGGCGGCTGCAATCTCCTTGGCCATCGTGCGGGCCTTGTCCAGCGTCAGCGGCTTCACGGATTCACCAGACGCCGCTGTTTGCAAAACTGCTCACCACACCAGCCGCTGTGACACTGCCGATTGGCCCCATTGAAATCCAAATCCATATCGAAGCAGAAGCGGCGGCGGTGCCAGTAGAAGAAAGCAAACCCCTCTCCGAGATTCATTTGATGCTCATGTCCTGTAATTCGCTGAAGTTAGTTACACGAAAGCGGCCGAACGGGCCGCGCTTCTCAGGTCGGAAATCACCAATGCCCACTGACTGTCCTGCCTCATTCAGCAACTGGTGAGCAGTCTCTAGTGCGAGCACGTTGTCATCAATTAGCAGGCTGAACTTTGCCCCCCAGCAATCGAAGCGCGGGCGATATCGCATGATCCGCCCCTTCGTCGCCGGAATAGTCACTGGACGCGCGTCTACTTCAAAGTCTTTGGCCGGTCCCGCGCCGTTAAGAATCGTCACTGTGTCGGATGTAACGCTGACGGCGCTCGGAACCACGAAGCGCAGCGTCTTACGGGAACCTTTCATCTTGTGGTTGGAACCAGCCGCTGCCATCGTATTCGGCAAAGCGAACGCACTAAAATAGAATGTTCCATCTGCGGCAACGTATGCCGCTTTGGTTGCTTCTGCGCGCGGATCAACAGTATCCACGACTACGCGCCTCGTTGGCTTGCCTTGCTCGGACTGCTCGCCAAAACGATGAATGAGTAGTGGCGTAACGCCCCGTATTTCAACTTCCACTGTCTTCATGTGCCTCTCCCTAGTAAAGATCCTTGCCATGCCCTGCCTTGCCCGGCCTCGCCAAACCTAGCCATGCCGCGCCAGACCATGTCTGACCCTACCCTGCCAGACCCCGCCTTGCCTTGCCTCGCCAAGCCCAACCCCGCCCCACCAAGCCACGCCAAGCCACGCCTGACCATGCCCCACCTCGCCTTGCCGAGCCCTATCTAATACTGACCCTTTCGTGATTGATCTCGAACATCAATCCTTCCTTGCTGCTACTGTCCGATGACAGCTTGTTCTTCACTATCGACAGGGCTCTCTGCCCCCTGGCCAGCATGGAATCATCCGCCCCCATCCCGATCATCAGGTCGGCAGAGGCTGGCAATCCCGTCTTGCTGCTGTCTAGGTCGTCCATTTCCAGCCATACCTTCCCTGCCGCCCCAGCGCTGGCCTGAGCGACAGAGAGCCCAATCAGGTTGTATTCTCCCAGCAGCTCCCTGAAGAGCTGCCCGTTCTCGTCCAGCCTCTGCACCACTTCAGCGGTGCCGGCGAGGTTACGGATCTGATCCAGCACGAGCACGTCCGGCTCAAACTCTTCAATCGGCCGGCGTAGATCGACGACGCTGGCGTGCGTCATCTTGAGGAAGCCGAGCCTGTCTTCCAGACCGCGCTCCTTGTAGAGCTCCACGGCTTCAGCATTCCGCTCGGCGATCGCCTCTCGCATCGTCATCCCGGCGCCGCGTGCCAGCGCCCGCTGCTTCAGCTTCGCAACGCTGTCTTCGTTGCTGATGTACAGCACGCGCTTGTCGCGTTTAGCCAGCTGAACAGAGAAGTTCACGCAGAACGTGCTCTTCCCCATCTCGGGCCTGGCGAAGAGCAGGATGTGTGTAGACGGTAGCGCCCCTCCGTCTATCCTCTGATTCAGCCGGGATGGAGCCAGCGGCATCCGGTTGGCATCCCCTACCAGTTCGACCAGTTCGTCGATAGGAGGCGCCCACTCGTAGCTAACGGCTGCCTTCTTATTCCCCCTCAGTTCCGTCGCTTGCTGCAGCTCAAGAAACCGCTGGGTCAGCGCCAGCTGTTTCTTCCCGTCGCCGCCGGCAATCGCCGCCGCCAGCTCCATCCCAACATTGCGTCTTTTCAGCTCGAGGGCTGTCTGGGCGATGTTAGATCCGCCACCAGGGCTGCTAATGCAGCCGTCGCGAAGCATCCCCAGAACAGCGTCACGTTGCTTGCCAGCGCTCCGAGCACTAGCCCGATCAGCGATAGCCTCCCGATCCACGCATTGAGCCGTCTTATCCGCCTCATACCATTCCCTTGTGAGCTTCCACCAAAACTGCCCGACAGGACTGAAGTCGCTGTCTTGCATGTATGGGGCGATGCGGGAGAAGGCATCGCGGCTGTCCATCGCCGCTGCGAGCAGCTTCCCCTCGTTCAGAGACTTTCCTTTGCGCTGTCCGGTGGTGCGGCTTCCAACAAGGCTCGCCGTGTAATCTCGTAGATTTCGTGGGCCTTTGGGGTAGCCGCCATCTCAGCATCGGACTTGCCCACAGCGTTTACAGGGTCTCGGTGGCGACGAACCAGCGCTCGAAGTGCCGCAGGAAGAAGTCCCGCTTGGCCCGCATGTCAGCAAGCTCGGCTTCCTTCTTGCCGATATCACGGTCGAAGGTATCGAGCACGTCGCCCTTGGCGATGGGAAGCTCGTCATCGACTGCCGGGACCATATCCCACTTGTCCGCACTCTTCGAGTTCACGTAGGCGAAATGAAGCCCGGCGTTTGACCAGTCGTTCTTGATGTAACCCACGATGATGGTCGGAAGGTCGGTGAACGGCTCAAAGCCGACCACAACGCCGGGGTAGACCTCGGGGCCGTCATACGCTCCCTTCTCAAGAATCTTGACCTTGCTGCCGACGCGCAGGTTCTGGTGGATGACCTTCGCGTGGCGCAGGTCCACCTCCATCTTCACGCCGTTGACTTCGATAATCGACATTTCGGTTTCCATGTTCATTTCTCCGATGTTGTAACTGATTCCTCGCTCTCCGAAGCTCTCTGTTCCGCGAGTTGTTGGTTTCGAGCGTATGCGGCCATCAGGCCGGGATGATCCTTCACCTGCGCCGACGGCACAAACTCCATACGGTAGCCGTCCGGGTAGTGCTTGCGATAATCCTCGTGCCGGTCGTCACGACAGCCTTCCAGCACCCCAAGGTCATTCGGCGCGTAGCCTTCGCAACTGCACCAGTGCGAGCCGAGGACATGACCGTCATCAGCCATCGCGTAGCAGATGCCATCCACGCCGCCCACCACGTTAGAGTAGGCGTAGATCGGCGGCAGTTCCTCCAGCGGTAACCCCTTGGGATTGAACACCGCCACTGGTCTGCCGTGAACCTCCATGAGGTGCTGTGCGAGGTACCACCTGGCAGCGGCTTCCGTCGTCATCGTAGACCTCCTTCCCCGTTCTCCGGTGTTACCGACTGCGCCAAGCTCAGCAAGAGCGCGGCGAACTCTGGCGGCGTGGCTTCTCGGATCTTGGTCTTGTCCTTGCCGCCGACCATTGACATGATTCCGATGCGCCTGGCCTTCTCGTAGCCGTACTTCGCGAGCGCCACCGGATGCAGTCGCTGAGCGCCGCGGCCCCACCGAAGCTCGGGGAGCGCGGTCTTGCAGGCGTACAGCCATGTCGGCTTGCGGCTGAAGTGCCCATAGAAACCCTGCTCGACGTAGCAGGTGAACCCGCCGAAGTCGTCGGCCTTGATCCATCCGCCTTCCCTGGATGGTGCGGTCAGTCCGAACCACGCCCAGGCATGGCTGTCCGCGCAGTGCTCCAAGACGCCGCCATAGTTGCGCACAGCGGTCAGCGCGGCGGCGAAGCAGCCCTCGTCCTCTCCTAGCCGGTACTGATGCGGGCGCCTGGTGGACCCGTGCCAGAAGCGTCCCCAACGCTGGCAAGGAGGATGCGCTACGACAGGGTGCGGGCCGGCGTATGTCCGGGCGTCCTTCTCGGAATCCCAGGTTATAACCTGGGGCGCAGGACCTGAATCCCAGGCTATAGCCTGGGCCGGCTGCGAGTAGATGCCTGTCGGATCGACGAAAAGGGCCGCAACGGTCATGGAGCTGCTTTCGTCTCGGCAGGTGGTTCGGCTTCGCCAAGTACCTTTGCGGCCACCCGCTCAGAAACATCCTGATACAACGCCCGCAGGTGGTCAGCTTCTAGCTCTGACCTGACAAGCTTGCCGCGTAGCACTTCACGTTCGCGCGTCAGCCGCTCAATCTCGGCATGGAGCTGGTCAACGTCGCGCTCATGCGTGCCGTTCAATTCCTGCTGGTGGTTAACGCTTTCGTCGTACCGACGGCGCAGAAAGCGGTACTCGTCGGCATCGACCCACTCGCGCTCCTCACTCTGCCAGCCGTCCGGGCTGACCAGTATCCCAGTGCGATACACAGTAGCGACGCGCTGATTTGAGGACAGCGACTCATCTGACATGGAAGTGCTCCATGATTACCAGCAACGCGATCAGGAGGAGCAACACACCTGGGCCAGCGAGCCAAAACTGCCAAGTCGGAGGCCTGTCACTCATACACAAGTACCACGCTAGGGAAGGTTGCGCGCGATCGCTTACCGTCGGTGCGCTTGAATCCGATGCGACCCTTGATGAATCTGATCTGCTTGGCCTTGAGGGCGTAGTCATGCCACCACTTCGTGTCGGTGCGCGCGGGCAGTAAATAGACGGCCACCGCCGCTTCCGCGGCCTTAGCCAGCCAAGCGCCCACGCCTCGCCCATAAGGCGGGTTGCAGTAGACCCGCTCTCCCTTCCAGCTTCTCGTAAGGCCGTCTGATCCGCCCGGTGGGCACGGATCCAAGGTAAAGCGGAACTCCCTATCCAGTTCACGATAAACCTCTTGCGGGGTCTCCCAATCGCCCCGCGCTGAGCTAAAAAGTGCTCGCGGCGTGCTCATACGCGCTCGTGCCTCAGCTCGTACTCAAAGTCTGGGGGAAGCTCAGGCCAGCAGATCGCGCACCGAGACTCAGGAGGACACGGACTGATCAAGTGCTCCTCGCGCTCTCCCGGGATACTCATATGCTCACCTGTTCCGATGTCCGAGCGTCTTCAGTCATTGAGCGTCCCATCCAGCCTTGCAATGAGAAGGTCGGCCAAGGTCACCGCATCGCGCGCCATCTGGCCCAATGTGGTCATGCCGCCGTCGTAGTCTCCGACCATTGCGTTGAGCGCAGCAGCGGCGAAGTACTCGCGCTTCGTGAGACCTCCAAAGCCAGCGCCTTGCGCGCTCCCCGGATGTAACTCACATGGAAATGCCGGCTCTCCGCCAAGCCGTACCCGCTTTTCGATAGTTCGATGCTCTGTCATTCGAACTCCTTCAGCTCGCAGCGGCATTCGCCGTAGAAGTCGCACACGTCCGCGTGAGACCCCCGGAGCCGGATGATCTCCTCAAGCCGAGCGACCTCTTTCCGAACCGCTGTGGAGTCGTCAAGCATGTCCTGATAGAGCGCGCGCCACTTCGCGATCTCGATGTCGCGGTGCGCCAGCTCGGCGGCAATGTCGGACTTTGCAAATAGTCTCTCGCTGGTCATGTGATTGACGTGGCGCGCGTAGAACTCGCCCTGCTCGATGATGTCTCGCTCAGCGTAGAGCTTCGGATCTGCAGTCTGCGTATCCTTGCTCACGGCACTATCCAGTAAGGGAACTGCTCGGGATCGCATGTCTCTGTGAGACGCAGCCAACATCCGAAGTGATGGGACCAGCGGTAGCGAGGCTTCATTGTCTACGGCTCCACAATCCAAGCAGAGCGGTGCAGGATCGTCTTGATGATCTCCACGTCCTGCTCTGCGATCTTCCGATCCGTCCGCCGTGTCTCCACGACAGGCTCAGCTGCGGTCTCTTCGGCCTTGCGCGTAGGCTGCTGTGACATGACGACGTAGGTAGTCATAGCTCCTGCACGCTCCTTCGCAGCTCCCACACTCGCCGCCATTTCTGCCACGTAAGCTCCCGGTCATACGCACGTAGAATTTCATGCGCCCATAGGGCAGGGATAAACACGCTCTCCTGCTTTGCGCTGGTGTTCAGCAGCGGCACATCCCACCGCGAGGGCAGCGGCCTCACAGAATCTCCCTAAACTCTCTAGCGGGCGTGTCTTTCAGGTCGCGCGTGAGCATGGCTACGCGGATGCTCGAGAACGCATGCCCCCACTTGCGGGCGAACAGGAACGACACTTCCGTCATGTCGCTGTCCAGCGCGATGATGACCGGGCCATCCTTGGCCCTTCGCGCTATCTCCATCACGCGGTCGCTTCCTGAATACCCTGAGTACCGAACCTCCGGCACTCCTAATAGGGCCACGCTGTCATAGCCGTGTGCTGCCAGCTTGATCGCAGACAACTGATCCTCGACCAGCACAAGAGCATCGCTGTGCCAGCTCCGGCCGCGATCCTCGCCTTCAGCTCCCCAGTAATGGCTCTGCAGCGGCTCCTGGGTATGCTTGTACGTGTCTGCCTTCGGCACATCGCATAGGAGCTGCCTCGGAGCTTCCGCCCACGGACGCCGCAGTACATGCCCTCGGACAATGGCGTCAGGCCCGAAGATCGGTAGCGCGTAGCGCCCACTCTCCCTGTTGACCTTTATGCACCCCACCGCGAACTCTGGGCTGATCTCATACCGCTCTTGAAAGTAGGACACATCGCAAGCGTCCAGCAGATGCAGCGCCCCCGTGAACGGGCGGAGCTCCGATCTCTTGCCTGCTGTTGGTTCCCACTTCTGGCTCATTCGCATTTCCTCCGAGCGTGCCTACCCTTAGCAGGGAGATAGGGAGTAGTAGGCAGATCCTTCTGCCGTCCCCGGCTGCCCCCAAGGCAGCCCGTCTCTCTGCGTATCTCCCTGCCGGGTGTTATGGGTCACACTTGCCCGGATGGTGCTGGCTATTCGTCGGCTTCCCCGACTCCATGACCGACCAGCGGCGGAGGCTATCTGACATCCTATCAAAATAGCCGCTCCTATATAGTAGGGCTTCAAATGGGGGGTCATGTGCGCTCAAGTACGCAACGTGCTGATTCTAGGGCTAATTTAATTCTGCGCGTGATGGTGGTTCTATCGACACCAGTAGCCTCCGCTATCTCCTCCTGCGTCAGCGCAGCGTCTCCGTTCAGCCCGTAGTACATCGCCAGTAGGCGGAATGCTTCCGCGTCCAGGCACTTCTCGAGCACGCGGACGGCATCTGCCTGGATAGCGAGCTCTTCCGGCCCTGGTGATGGGTCTGCCAGCCTGTGAGCTGCTTCCTCCGGCGCTGTGGGAATGAGCTCGGCCAGCCTGCGCGGCTCTGTGTTCTCTTCGCGGGAGAGCTTGTATTCCGCTGCCCGCGTGATCTCACGGGGATCGACAGGCTTGCGTCCCAGCCGTGCTACCAGCCTCCCCATCGTCTTATCCCACTCGAGGTACTGCACATCCCCGGTTCTGGCACACACGTAGCAATGCCTGGTGAATCCTTCCGCACGTTTCGTTTGACGCCGGCTATGTAGTTTTGCTATATGTAAAATAGCAGTGGGATTCTCTTTCTGGTCTCTATGTGTGCTACCGCACGGAGCAAAGATAGCGGTAGGCGCAGAATCGTCGGATATGGGAGCATCGTCATACATGGCTAATTCCTCAGAAGTAGGGCGTAAAACATGGGATGCCGTGACACGTCGAGAGACAGCAGACGCTATCCTTGACGCGGAGAATCCTGTACAGGCATTTAAGGACGTAGCTAAACGCCATAGGCTTCAGCCATATCAGCTGTATGCATGGGTAGGGCAGGCAGCCATCGCGCGAAAGCGCGCTGCGGCCGTAGGCAGCAGTAGGCAGCCGCTTATCAACGCGCCAGTAGGCGGCGGATCTGACGGGCAGCTGATTGACCGACTCATGCGGTCGCTGCCGCCGGACGTACTCGCCCGTATCCTGGCGGATGCGCTGACTGCAAAGCAGTCGAGCTAGCCGCGAAGCGGCGTCGCGATTAAGGCAGGGCACAACTAAGACCAGTTGTGTCTACGGCGCCAATCTAGGAACTGGCCCGGATGTGATCCTCGGAACTTGCTGCGCTTGGCAGGTAGTCCCAACAGTCGGTTAAGCCAACGTGTCAGCGTATGCATGGCTATGGCCCCCCGGCCATGTCAGTCAATAGCAGTAGTCCACAGTTTGCGAATGGCCGAGGAGAGGACTGTCAGTTCATCCTCGAGACGGCTCTGCTCGAGCCTTGCGCCTTGCAGGCCACGTCGTGCCTGGCTCTTCTGCTGCTCAATGCGAGATGCCAGCATCTCCCTAGCATCCCGCAGCATGCGCAGGACTAGCGCGCGCTCCGCGATATTGAGCGATTCAGCCATTACCTTCCGCTTTGGCGATGGCTTTGCAGACAGCCACCCATCCCGCGTTTAGTTCGGCTAGCCGTGTGATGGCTTCTTTGTGACCTTGGCGTATCTGTAAATCGAGAAGGTCAGAAAGCCCGACCAAGTTGTTGCCGAGCGCTTCTTCAGCAGTGTGCAGCGCTGCTAACAGTTCGGCTGTAGTGCTCATGGCTTTTCCTTCCGAGCCTCAAGGCCCGCAACGTATGCGCGCAGCTGTTCAAACAGCTCACGCTTGGGGATGTGTCCGTACGACAGCGGCGTTGTTACCCCGCCTCCGTCATTCATCATGCGATGCAGACAGACTCCGCCGTATGCTCCGCTGATGTGGTAGTTGCCGATGTTGGCTTTGTACTTGCCGTCTGGCTGTCTGGTCCATGGCTCCATCGGAGAGCCTGTTAGTTCGTTGATACGATCTACCAGGGCTTGCAGCTGCTTGTTGGTGACGCGGGAAGAGCTCATGACTGCACCGCCTTCCAATTGAACCGGCTGCGCTCACCGCGCGCCTGTAGCTCAATGGTTTTGAGCATGGCGCCGCGCGACGGCCATACTTGGTACTCAACATCGAAGTTAAGAGAGCCGTCACCGCCACAATTGCGCTTGGCGGTACGGTCCGGTGCTGCGGGCTTGTGGGTTATGCTGTCCGCGAAGCTAAGTACATAGCGCTTCACGATTGCACCCCCGCCGCCTTTAAGAACCGCTCGCGGTCGAAGCGCGGATTGTCGCGGGCGAGCGCGGCAGCAATTGCGCCGGCCGCGTCATTCAACGCGGTTTCTATCGGACTGCCTTCAAACTCAAGCGCGGGGATGTAGTCGTATCCGTCGCGTGCTGCTTTCAGTGCCGCAGCAATCAGCACGTAGTCTTTGCGTGTCATGGGATTACCCCTCCCATCCGGTGTTAGGTTCCATGTCGCGATGGACATGCGGTGCATCGGTGAAGGCATCGCCGGACAGCGTGACGTGCTCTACGTCGCGGCAGTTCGCGAGGTGGCGCTTGCATGCTTCAGAGAGGTGCGCGACAACGCGCGGGCTATCGGCAAGCGCGGTAGCAAACTCGCACTGCGCTTTGGTGGGTCTCTTGCTCATGGCTCTTTGCTCCTATGTAGCTGGATTGCGCCGGCGCTTTGCGCCTAGCTCGGACCTTCGGTCCAGTGCTACGGGAGCTATTATAGTAGCGGCTCAGCAGATAGCAATAGCCGGCGCTATCTTTTTTTCTGTGAGCTACCGCACATGAGGAGAATCCCCGCGCCGCCGCGAAGCGGCTAGCTAGCGCGCCTTGCGCGCTGTGCCGTTTCTCCTCACGCCAGCAGCGGATACATGGCTAGCTGGCGTTACGGATGCACGGCAGTCCGCTGTGGCCGGTCTGGTGGCCGATGTATCGCGTTGTAGACTTAGCGCCGGTGCCTAGCCCGTAGGCGCTCCGTAGGTCTGGGATTACCTGGCAGCAGGCTGTATACCCATACAGTACTGTGCATCCATCCAGTGGCCTGCCCGCCTAGCGTGGTGGATGCCTTGCCTATCTGCGACAGCTGTATCGCAGTGCGCGCTGCTGCTACCTTGTGGATCAGTAGCTTAGGTACTGATGTGACATAATGACTATTATCCGCAGCTGGATCTCATCGCCATAAGCAAGCGGAGCTCGATGTCTCGAGGCGGGGTACCCGGGGGTTCTGCGACCGTGGCGGCGGCCACCCACATCCTGCCACGAGAGAAAAAATAGACTCTCTGTGGCGCCAGAACAACAGAATTGCAGGTATGCCCTATACTCGAGGATGCCCCAGTAAAATCAACAACTTGCATCAGAGAGTATAGGGGGCTCCGCCGGGCCTGTTACGGGTTCCCAGGAATGGCCGGGGAGGACTGATGGATCGGCCAAGAAAGCGGCCAGAATCGCAGCCAGGCCACTACCAGAGGGACAAAACTAAATAGCTCCAGCTATCAAGGACTTATGATTTTCTTCCGAAAATCGTGCACATAAAGTCCGTTTCAAGCCCTATATATATAGGGGGGATGAATTTTCATGCCCCTTACGCACCCGCCGATGTCATCCGTCGGCAGCCGGGGAAGAGCCAGCGATCCGGCAAGACCCTACGGACTGGAACTGCGCCGTAGGGGTAAAGGGACTGGTAGGGCTCGCGACCAGAGTCGCCTCCCTCTAAGAAGAAGATGCCTGCTTTCAGCCGTGCTCCGCGACGGCTTCAGCTCCCGCCGCCGGCCCCCAAAGGCCGGCGACGACAGTAAGACTGCTGGCCCGGCTTCCTTGGGGTCGCCGGGCAGAAGAGTAGTAGTCCTTTCATCCCTTCCTTCCCCAGATAGAACTGGCCGCGAGTCTGCCTGATCGTCAGGCATATCTCCCGGCCGCTAAGCCAGCAGGATCTATGGCCACCAAGCCTCTCTCGACCTGGGGAAGCTCCCAGCAGTCGGACGCTACTCGCGTCAACAACGATGACCGCACTGCCAAAGGGAATCTGGTCTCCGACAACTTCGGAGAGGGGAATCCCAACGCGCAGGGTCCTACCATGCGCCCGCTGTATGACGCCACCGCGTCGAAGGCATCCCACTTCGCTGACATGCACGACGCTGGCGGCTTGCCATACCCCCGCGTGCAGCGCGGGGCAGTAGCGCAAGGCAGCCAGGCGACTCGAGCTCGGGGCAAGACCGGAGACGACGAGCGAGACGGCCCAGACGGGCAGTGGTAGCCGATGGCTAGGCTCACAGCCGCGAAGCGGCGAGCTCTGCCGGCCTCCACCTTCGCTGGTCCCGGCCGATCCTTCCCGATCCCAGACAAGAATCACGCCAAGGCGGCACTGGCTCTTATCGGCCACGCTCCGGCGTCTGCTCGAGCACACATCCGGGCAGTAGCTGAAAAGAAACTGCATGCGCATGGCGGGGACAAGCCGCAGCGCGTCCGCATGGCCGGCTTCAAGAGCCACGGGCTCCCGTACCAAGACCATCAGGATCACGACGAGTGAACGACGAGGCAGGAAGCGCCCCGGCTCCGGGGACTGGTGTCCCGCAGGGCGGGAATCTCGGCTGGGCATTTGCCGCCGGGCGTCGGCGGGCGATGCGTCAGACGATGCGCCCCCCGCAGATCAAACACGGACTGATCGCAGCTCCACACATCCAACACCCGCGCGATAACGCCGGACCGAAGTTCGGCGTCGGTGGTGGGTTCAAAGCATCGGGCTTTTAGCAGCCCTCGGGCCTCTTGAGGTAACTACGCTTGGCATTAGGTGACATCGGTACATACGAAACCTACGGGTTTCGTCTTGCGGGCGCTTCCGGCGCAATGGCGGCTGGTCTTGCTGCCGCTTCTCCCATCTTCGCTTTCCGCAACTCGACAGCATCCCGCAAGCTGCGCATTCTCGCTGTCAACCTGAATGCCTCGGTTGGAGCCACTGGCTTTACAGCCGGAGCTGCTCTCTTCTCGATGTTCGTGGCCCGCACGTACAGTGCGAGCGACACGGGCGGGACGGCACTGTCGGCTCTCTCCGCCGGCAACAACAGCAACAAGCTGCGCACCGCGCAGACGAGCTCGTTCATCCTGACTGGCGGAGGCGATGTCCGCATCGCCAGCACGGGTACGCTGACGGCGGGCACCCGCACGCTGGACGCCAACCCTGTTGGCAACATCGTGTGTCCGGCTGGCGCAGCGGGCACCGTGATGATTCAGGACACGCCCGTCTACTCCGACTACACCACGCTCTACGGCGTGCCTCTCGTTCTCGCACAGAACGAAGGATTCGTCATTGCAGCGACCGTCCCGGCCACGGGCACCTGGCAGTTTGGTGTCAACGTGCTGTGGGCGGAGGTAGACGGTGGAGCTGCCGGTACCGGCTAATGAGACTGCTGGCGCCCCTGTTCCGGGGCGCTGGCAGCCCGGCCAGTCCGGTAATCCCCTCGGCAGACCGAAGGGGACGAAGAATCATCTCGTCGAATTGCAGAGACAGCTCGAGGTTGCCGTGCGCGAGCACGTCAGCGCGGAGCGCGTCTGCAAGATCATCGACAAGGTCTGTCAGATGGCTGAAGACGGCAACGTCAAAGCGGCCAAGCTGATCCTCGACAAAGTCATCTCCAACGCCGGCAACGGCGGGGATGAAGTTCCAGAAAACGGGAAGAGGGTTGTGTTCGTCATTCAGAACGCAACTTTTGCAGCACAGCAGAAGCCTGTGCCAGTCGAAACGGACTCCGCTCAAGTGATTGAGGGAGAGTTCACTGAGACTCACACCAACCCCAGTAATACTCTACAGGATCTAGCGGGTAACTAAGTTCATGGGTACACGACGCGATGTTGAAGCGTTCGGGAAGGACACCAGCAAGACTGGTGGACTGACTGCACGCACAGCCGGCTCGTTTGGGAAGCAGACGGATGCGACTCCCAGCAAGTCGGACGAGCCGCAGAGCGGCAACAAGCGGCGCCCCGTCCGCGCATTCGGCTATCTGCCGCGTGCCGCGCTCGGCAAGCTGCAACAGGATCATTCGCGCGGCGACAAAGCCTCGCGGCAGTTCTTCAGCACGGGCGAGGCTGCGTCGGACACGGGTGGAGTCAACTCCACCGGCCGCACGCTGAAGCCGGTCGATCCGTACTTCGTCGATGATTTCCAGGGCAGAAGCGGACAGCCTGATAACCAGAGCACGTCCCGTCCCAAAGGCAGCACCTAATGGCTCTCACTCGTGGATTCACTCCCGCCCAGTTCCGCGACTCCTTCCTCGGTGTCGTTGGGCCTGTGCCGGTCTCTGCAACCATCGCCTCGACGGCGGCGGGCGCTAGCTCGACGATCAACGTCGCAGTTCCTGGCGTGCTGCCGGGCGACATCGTGTTCGTCATCCCGGCTGTCAATCCGGGCAACGGCTGCATCATCGACGCCAGCGTTATCTCAGCTGGCAACGTGACGCTGTACACGGCGGTCGCCACTGGCGGCGCCACGTACAACCCTGGTGCTCAGACCCTCACGTTCATCGCGCTGCGCGCCAAGACTGCCTGATGGCTGACCCAACACAGACCGACGACGGTGGTCTGCTCAGTTGGCTCAAGTCGAAGATCACTGACCCGTCCACCGGCCCTGCCACCGGCACTCTGCCGGTTGGCACGGGCGGGCGGCAGCGTCAGAAGTCTATCGACGATGAGGTTGAGCAGGCAGCTGGCGGGGACGACAAGCTGGGACGCATGAAGCAGGCCCAGTCCACCGACAGAGATAACTCATACAGCTACTAGGGAGAAACACGGATAATGTTGGCTAAGATCAAGGCGGATCTGGCGGCGGCAAAGGCGAAAGTCGTTGCGGCCTGGGCGTACGTGTCGGCGCACTACAAGCAGCTCGTAGCTGCCGCAGTTGCCGGCAAGTACTCGGCTGCGATCATTGCGACTGTTTCGGCGCTGATCCACAAGCTGTAAGACAACAAGCTGGATTGCTGCAATGGCATCCCCGCAGATCCGGGTCAACGTATCGTTGCATCCGGGCCAAGCCGCCGTCTTCAACAGCCCGGCACGATTCAAAGTAGTCGTCGCCGGGCGACGGTTTGGCAAGAGCCACCTGGCTGCGTACCTGCTCGGCATGCACGCCATGATGGATCGGAAAGTGCTCTCGGACGGGCGAGAAGTCGACCTGACCATAGAGCATGGCGTCTACTACGTTGCGCCGACTCAGGACATGGGACGGCGCATCATGTGGCCCAAGCTCAAGCAGCTTCTGGGTTACGCCCGCACTGGCGGGCTGATCGTCAACGAGAACATTAACGACGGTTGGCTCGAGCTGCTCAACGGGCGGCGCATCTACGTCAAGGGAGCAGACAACCCGGACTCGCTCAGAGGTCTGGGCCTTTCCTTCGTCGTACTCGACGAGTACGCCGACATGAAATCGTTCGTCTGGGACGAGATCCTGTCTGACGCGCTGGGAGACGTGGAGGGCGAGGCGCTCTTCATCGGCACGCCCAAAGGCAAGAATCACTTCTATCGCCTCTTCATGGGGGCGCTCGAGAAGCCGCAGTTCAACCCTTACACCGGGGCTGCGGAAGACTGGGCGGAGTGGGAAGCGTTCCACTTCAAGAGCACCGACAACCCCTTCCTGTCGGATCGCGAGAAGAAGCGCATGTTGGGCGGCAACCGCACGCTCGACACCATCCGGCAGGAAGTCGAGGCTGACTTCCTCTCGGGCGGCGGCAAGGTTCTCAAGCCCGACTGGTTTCCCATCGTGGACAGGGCGCCGAAAGGCGAGGGGGTCTTTACCTTCGTTACGGTGGATCTGGCCGGCTTCAAGAAGGCCGAAGGCACCAAGGTTCTTCGCTCAGACAAAACGGTTGTCTGCGTGACCAACACGCTAGGCGAAGACTGGCACATCAAGGACATGAAGTACGGCCACTGGGATGTCAGGAAGGCCGCGCTCGAGATCATCCTTGCCGTGCGAGATAACCCCGGATGCCGGCTCGGTATCGAGCAGGGGGCGCTGAAGGAAGCGGTTGGCCCGTACCTCGAAGAGCTCATGCGCTCTTACGGACGGTACGTGACGGTCGAGCCGCTCCGGCACAACAACCAGCGCAAGCAGGACCGCATCGCCTGGGCGCTGCAGGGCAGGGCAGAGCGGGGGCGCATCCATTTGGTGCGCGGTGCTTGGAACAACGACTTCATCACTGAAGCTGCCGACTTCCCCGACCCGCTGGCGCACGACGACATGCTCGATGCCGCCGCCTACGTCGACCAGATGGCCAAAGCCTACTACGTCGACCCAGAAGACATGACCGAATGGTCTCCCCTTGATCAGGAATTGATGACGTACTGATGTCGCTCATACCACTTCAGGGGAATGAAATACTCGTCGAGACGCCGGAGAGCGCCAGCAGTGGCGGCGTCGACGGTGCTATGACGCAGCCCGGTCAGGCACTGATCGGCTGGATCATGCAGCGCGTGACCATGTGGGAGAACGTCCGCGAGCGCGGCTACGGCCGGCTCTGGGCGAACTACTGGCGGCTGTGGCGTGGCAAGTGGGATGCGCTGGACCAGAACCGGGACAGTGAGCGCTGCCGCGTCATCACTCCGGCGCTGGCGCAGGCCATTGAAGCCAGTGTGTCCGAAGTCGAAGAGGCCATCTTCTCGCGGGAAGCCTGGTTCGACGTGGACGAGCGCAAGACGAAGCCCGGCGTAGACAAGATGCTCGCCATTCAGGCGCGCGACGAGCTCCTGCAAGACATGGAGCTGGTGAACGTCAAGGGCGCCGTGTCTGAGGCTGTGCTGAACGCCGCGCTGATGGGCACCGGCATTGTGCAGATCACGCCGACCGTGCAGCCGCACAAGAAGCCCCGGCGCAATCCGCGCACCATGAAGCTCGAGGCGGCGGGCAAAGACCGCGTGGTGGTGGAAGCGGAGGCGATTCGCCCCGACTACTTCATCCCCGACCCGGCCGGCACCCGCATCGACCAGATGCTCGGCTGCGCCGTGAAGCGCGTCAAGCCGCAGCACGCCATCCTCGAGAAGATCCAGAGCGGCACATACCTTAAATCTGCTTTACCTTTTGTGTTCCCGCAGCATCGGCTGCTGAACCGCGATATCGACAAGGAAGTCGATCCGCAGTCACAGATCACCATTGTCGACGCCGACGAGACAGAGATTGTCGAGTGGCACGGCAAGGTGCCGCTCGGCCTACTGAACGACGCGATGGAAGACAAGAGCGAGGCGGATGCCTTGCTTGCCGTCGCGGGCTCCGACACGGCGGACGAGTCGAACGAAGAGTACGTCGAGGCCATCGTGACCATCGCCAACGGTCACGTTCTGCTTCGCGCGATGCCCAACCCCTACGTCATGCAGGATCGTGGGATCATCGCCTTCCAGTACGAGACCGTCCCCGGTCGCTTCTGGGGAAGAGGCGTAGCCGAGAAGGGCTACAACCCGCAGATCGCCCTCGACGCCACGGTGCGCGCGTACATCGACGCGCTGGGCTTCATCTCGGCCCCGATGCTCGGCGTAGACAGCGGAAGAATCCCGAAGGGCTTCAAGAACACCGTCTACCCCGGCAAGGTCTGGCTGACGCAAGGCCCGCCGGCTGACGTGCTGCAAACCGTCAAGATTGGCGAGTTCCAGCCGGCCCTCTTCGAGCAATCCTCGGAGATGGAGCGCATGGTGCAGATGGGCACCGGGGCCTTCGATACGGCCACGGCGCTCAACAACCAGAGCCAGTCCGGCGCCAACAGCATGACTGCGAACAGCATGCTGATGGGAGCGTTCGTCAAGCGCGCCAAGCGCGTTGTGCAGAACGTTGACCGCCACCTGCTGACGCCGCTGATCACCAAGTTCCTGTGGCGCTACATGCAGTTCGACCCGGTGCGCTACCCGGCGGACTTCGACTTCATCGTCAAGTCCACGATGGGGATCGTCGCTCGGGAAGCCGAGAACATGCAGCTGACGCAGCTGATCGGCATGGTCGGGGAAGAGTTCCCCACGATCCGCGTGCTACTCGCCAAGGGGATCATCGAAAACTCGTCGGTCTCCAATAAGGCCGAGATTATGCGGGCGATTCAGCAGGCCATGCAGCCGAACCCACAGCAGCAGCAGGCCCAGCAGCTGCAGATGCAGACGCAGCATGCCGAGGCAGAGGGTGTGCTGCTCAACAACCAGCTCACCATCGCCAAGATCAAAGACATTCTGGCGAAGGCACAAGAGGCCGCGCACAAGGCCGGCATCGACACGACAGAGCTGCAGCAGGAGCAAGAGCGCCTGCAGCAGACTTGGGCGCAGATCGCCAACGAGCGCGAGCAGAACGCAATCTCGCGCGCCAAGCTGGGCATAGATCACAAGAAAGCCGACGCCGCACTGATCGCGGCGAAGAAACCTACCGGCTCGTCTAGCAACTAAAGCGGGCTTGGCCTAGTGGCTGGGCTACGGTCTTCCAAACCGTCTAGGGCGGGTTCGATTCCCCCAGTCCGCTCCATCCATCGGGAGAAAGCATGATCCTTGACGAAGTGCAGCTGAATGCACTGAAACCGGCTGACCGCAGTGCCTACATGACTCTTGAGGGGCTGTTCAGCAGCAAGGGCTGGAAGTATCTGAAGCAGTTGGCCGAAGCGCGGCGTGAAGAGCAGATCCGCTCCGCCGCCTTCGCTACGAGCTGGGAGCAGAACCGTGCGTGCATTGGCAATGCCGCCGCGTGGGATTCCCTCTCCAAGCTCGAGGAAGAGACCGCCAACGTCTACCTCGGCAAGATCACTGAGCAGGAGCGCGAAGCCGCGACGCTCAGTTTGGCCGAAGAGACACAGTACGAGTAGTCGACTGTGTCGAAGTTGATGATGTGGGATTTTGAGTGTCCTAAGTGCGGAGTGTTCGAGGAACTGGCCCAACCGTCTGAGAAGACGGCCCAGTGTCCCCGATGTCAGTCAGCCGCACCTAGGATCATATCGCCTGTGAGGATCGACCGTTGGGGCATGGCTCTGCAGCCTGGGGCTACAGAGACCAGCATCGCCTACTTCGACCGAGCTCACAGGCAACGCAAGGCAATCGAAGACAAGCGCTTCCGCGATCACGGCGACTACGGTGCCGCCCCCGGCTCTGACGGCGGGTGTCTAACACCGGATAAGGCCGCGCTTCTCGGCTGATCTTTCTCGATCTTGCGATTTCCATCCTGCCCCATAACCAGCGGCTGTCCCAGTCGCGTCGGCGGGGATTACGGAGTTGAAAGTGACTAGCTTAGCTGACCTTGTTGTTTCTGATCTCGACGCTCCCGGCAATTCTGACACCGCGCTCTCCGCACTTCGCGAGGCGGTCACGGCTCCCGAGCCGGCCCAGACAACCACTCCCACTTCTACCCCGTCGCCGGCAGCTGCCGACAACGACGATGTACCGGAGAAGTTCCGTGGGAAGTCCAGGGCCGAAATTGTGGCCATGTACCAGAACCTCGAAAGCACCAATGGCCGCATGGCCAATGATCTCGGGGTGCAGCGCGTTCTCACGGATCGGTTGCTCGGACTCAACGACAAACGGCTGAACGACCTGACGAGGAACACACCGCCCGAGCAGCGCCCCGCGCCTGTCACGGCGAATGAGATCCTCGACAAGCCGCAGGAAACTTTGGATCGTGCGATTGACGCGCGCCTCACGCGCGTTACTGAAGACGTAAACGCACGGCTTGCTCGCACTGAGGCTGCGCTGGCGCAGACGACGTTTGCGGGACATCACCCCGACTTTCAGACGGTGGTGCAGTCCCCAGACTTCGTAGCGTGGGTGCAGTCGTCTCCGCTTCGTCTGCGTGCTGCGTCGGTTGCCAATCGTGGCGACTGGGTGGTGGCAGATGA